ATACCCTGTCTTTGAAACTCCAAAATCCAAAACTAAAGGCATTGATGGTCAAGAGATTGAAATTGGCGTCATTGAACACTGGGAGAATGAAGTAGATGGCCTTAAGGAAGACTCTGATGGACTTAATGAGCTATATAGACAATTTCCGCGTACAGAAAAACACGCTTTCAGAGATGAGACTAAACAGTCTTTATTTAATCTAACTAAGATTTACGAACAAATAGATTATAATGAAGATTTAAAACATTCAGGTGTTGTTACTCAAGGTAATTTTCAATGGGAAGGTGGAATAAAAGATACTAGAGTTATTTTTTCACCTAGCAAACAAGGAAGATTTTTAATTTCGTGGGTACCAGAAAATAGTCAACAAAATAGAATCATTATTAAAAATGGAACTAAACATCCAGCTAACGAACATATGGGAGCTTTTGGTTGTGATAGTTATGATATATCAGGAACAGTTGATGGAAGAGGTTCTAAAGGATCGCTGCACGGTTTAACAAAATTTACCATGGACAACTGTCCACCAAACTTATTTTTTTTAGAATATATATGTAGACCACAAACAGCAGAAATATTTTTTGAAGATGTACTGATGGCTTGTGTTTTTTATAGCATGCCAATTTTATGTGAAAACAATAAACCTCGTTTATTATATCATTTTAAAAGAAGAGGTTATAGAGGTTTTTCAATGAACAGACCTGATAAAACAATGCACAAATTATCAATTACAGAAAGAGAAATAGGTGGGATACCTAATTCAAGCGAAGATGTTAAACAGGCTCATGCAGCAGCTATTGAATCATATATAGAAATGTTTATAGGTTATAACAATGAGCAGTATGGAACAATGTATTTTCAACGTACACTAGAAGACTGGGCAGGGTTTGATATAAACAACCGAACAAAACATGATGCGTCTATTAGTTCAGGACTAGCAATAATGGCATGTAATAAAAATAAATATAGACCTGTAGCAGAAATTATTAAAGAAAAAGTAAGTTTAAGTTTTTCTAAATATGATAATCAAGGCAATGAATCAAAAATAATTAATAAATGATTAACACTAACGTTACTAACAGTGCATTCCCAAGTCAGGTGGTACCTGAGGCGGAAAAGAAAACTCTAGAATATGGGTTGAAAGTTGGGCAAGCTATTGAGTATGAATGGTTTAGAGGAGGAAAAGTAAATAGTGGCAGATGGAATTCAAGTTATAACAGTTTTAATCGACTTAGATTATATGCTAGAGGTGAACAACCTGTGCAGAAATATAAAGATGAATTATCTATTAATGGTGATTTGTCTTATTTAAATTTAGACTGGAAGCCAGTACCTATTATACCTAAATTTGTAGACATTGTTACAAATGGTATATCAGCTAAAAAATATGATTTAACAGCGTATGCCCAAGATCCTTTTTCTTTAAAACAAAGAACAGATTACGTTAGTAGTATATATAGAGATATGATGGCTCAAGATTATTTAGAACAAATAAGTGAGCAAACTGGAATTAACTTATACAACACTGATCCTGAAACTCTTCCTCAATCAAAAGAAGAACTAGAAATACACATGCAGCTAAATTATAAGCAATCTTCTGAACTTGCAGAAGAAGAGGCTGTAAACAATACTTTAGCTTTTAATAAATATCAACTAACAAAAAAAAGAATTGTAGATGATTTAACTATAATAGGTATAGGAGCTGTAAAAACTTCATTCAATAAGTCAGAAGGCGTTGTAATTGATTACGTAGACCCTGCTAATATGGTTTATTCATATTCTAATGATCCTAATTTTGAAGACATATGGTATGTAGGTGAAATAAAATCTTTAACAATTCCTGAAGTTAAAAAACAATTCCCATCTCTTACAGATGAAGAACTAGAAAGCATGCAAAGATATCCTGGTCGTCAAGGTTATATTGCAAATCCAAATTATGATAATGATTTAATTCAATTATTATACTTTGAATATAAAACATATGTTGATCAGGTTTTTAAAATTAAAAGAACTGATCAAGGTTTAGAAAAAACTTTACAAAAAGAAGATTTTTTTAATCCACCGCCTAGCGATAATTTTGATAGAATATCAAGAAGTATAGAAGTTTTGTATAGTGGGGTAAAAGTCATGGGTGTTCCACAAATGCTAGAGTGGAAAATGGCAGAAAATATGACAAGGCCAACTAGTGATATAACAAAAGTTAAAATGAATTATAATATATGTGCCCCGCATTTATATCAGGGTCGTATAGAATCTTTAGTAAGTCGTATTACTAGTTTTGCAGACATGATACAGTTAACATCATTAAAATTACAACAAGTAATTCAACGTATGGTTCCAGATGGTGTTTTTGTAGATGTTGATGGGTTGGCTGAAGTTGATTTAGGTAATGGTACTAATTATAATCCTCAAGAAGCTTTAAACATGTATTTCCAAACTGGTAGTATAGTTGGTAGGAGCTTAACACAAGATGGTGATCCTAATAGAGGTAAAGTGCCTATACAAGAATTACAATCATCAAGTGCTAATGGTAAGATACAGTCATTAATAAATACTTATCAGTATTATTTACAAATGATCAGAGATGTAACAGGACTTAATGAAGCAAGAGATGGTAGCCAACCAGATCCTAACGCTTTAGTTGGCTTGCAAAAAATGGCTGCTAATCAATCAAACATAGCCACTAAACATATATTAGATGCTAGTTTATATTTAACGTTAAGAACTTGTGAAAATGTTTCTTTAAGAATAGCTGATGCATTGGATTTTGAGTTGACAAAAGAAGCTTTAATGCAAAGTATTTCTTTAACTAATACTGAAAACTTAGAAGAAATGAAAAACCTTCATTTATATAGTTTTGGTATTTACTTAGAATTAGAACCAGAAGAAGAAGAAAAAGCCCAATTAGAGCAAAATATTCAAATTGCTTTGCAGCAAAATCAAATATATTTAGAGGACGCTATTGACATTAGAGAAGTTAAGAATTTAACTTTAGCAAATGGGATATTAAAATACAGAAGAATACAAAAACAAAAACAAGACCAAGAAGCACAGCAACAACAGATACAAGCTCAAGCCCAGGCTAATGCACAAACAGCTGAACAAGCTGCTATGAATGAAGTTCAAAAACAAGAGGCACTAGCAAACACTGAAATACAAATTGAACAAGCTAAGTCTAATTTTGAAATCCAAAGAATGGAAAGAGAAGCTATGATTAAAAAACAATTAATGGCTGAAGAATTTCAATATCAATTGCAATTAGCTCAAGCTCAAGTTGGTAGAGACAAAGAGAAAGAGCAGTTTATAGAAGATCGCAAAGATAAAAGAACTAAAATACAAGCAACTCAACAATCAGAGTTAATTAACCAAAGGCAAAATGATAGTTTGCCAACAGATTTTGAATCCTCCGGTAATGATAACTTAGGTGGATTTGGTTTAGAGCAATTTGAGCCGCAATAATTTTATTTATTAATTTTTATTATATTATATTATGTCAGAACAAGAAGTAAAACAAGAAGGGTCTTTTAAGATTAAATCTAAAAAACCTAAACAATTGGTAGAAAACGATATTATTAAAATCGATTTATCAAAACCTAAAACAGAAGCAGATGCCATTCCAGTCGGAGAAACAAAGAAAGTGGTTGTGGGCGAACAAACCGGAGATAGCCCTAAAGTGGACGAACGAGTACCAGAGCCCAACCCGGTTTCTGAAATTAAAGAAGAAAAAGAAGTAAAACCTATTGAAGAAGTTGTAGAAGAAGAAATACAACAAATAGGTGAAAAACTAGATGAAAAGCTTATTGCTCCAACACCTGAAGAGGTACGAGAAATAGCTAAATTACCTGAAAATATTGAAAAAGTCGTAGACTTTATGAAAGAAACAGGTGGTACATTAGAAGATTATGTTAGATTAAATGCTGACTATTCTAATGTAGACAATGATACTCTATTAAGAGAGTATTACAAACAAGCTAAGTCACACTTAGATTCAGAAGAAATTAACTTTATGATTGAAGATAATTTTTCTTATGATGAAGAAGTGGATGAAGAGCGTGAGGTTCGTAAAAAGAAACTTGCGTATAAAGAAGAGGTTGCAAAAGCTTCAAAGCATTTGGAAGGTTTAAAAAGTAAATACTACGAGGAAATCAAGTTGAGACCTGGTATTACTCAAGACCAAAAAAAAGCAATGGACTTTTTTAATCGCTACAGCGAAGAGCAAGATATGGCTCAACAACAACATGAAGATTTTAAATCCAATACTAACAAGTATTTCTCTGAAGAATTCAAAGGTTTTGATTTTAACGTAGGAGAAAAGAAATTTAGATACGGAGTTAAAAGTCCTAGTGAAGTTGCTACTAAACAATCTAATATTACCAATACAATTAAGAAGTTCTTAGATGATAAAGGAAATGTAAAAGATGTTAAAGGTTATCACAAAGCTATGTATGCTGCTGACAATGCTGATACTATTGCAAAACATTTTTATGAGCAAGGTAAATCCGATGCTACTAGAGATCTTATTGCAAAATCTAAAAACATAAGTAATGAAGTTAGGTCTACACCTAGTGACGTTTTTGTTGGTGGATTAAAAGTTAAAGCCGTTAGTGGTCTTGATTCTTCAAAACTTAGAATTAAAAAGAAAACATTTAACAATTAAAACAATTTAAAAATTATGGGAGTAATAAATCCCGCGTTTGGTAGTTTAACTCCATCCGCACAGCAACTTGCGTTGCAAAGCAATTATCTAGCATTTAATACAGCTGCGGCTGGTGCTAATGACTTCGCTCAACAATACCTTCCTGAGGTATACGAAGCGGAAGTAGAAAGATACGGAAACAGAACGTTATCCGGATTTTTACGTATGGTTGGCGCTGAAATGCCAATGACATCTGATCAAGTTATTTGGTCTGAACAAAACAGATTACATATCTGTTATCAAAACTGTAACTTAACCGCGGCTGGTGCCTTTACAATCACTATCCCAACTAATGCTACTGTAAATCAAACTGCTGCTAGAAATGCTATATTTCCAAATGATACTATCGTAGTAATGAACCCTGCAACGGGAGTTACTATTAAAGGTATTGTTGGAGCTACAGCCGTAGCTGCTGGTCCTGGTGTTACAACAGTAACAGCTTATCCTTTCCAAGTAGCAACTTGGGCAACTGTAGGAAACGGAACAAATAATTTAAAAATGTTTGTTTATGGTTCTGTATTTGCAAAAGGAACAGCTGCTCCTGCTCAAACAGGTGGTGCTATAAAATCGATTGAACCTAGGTTTACTCAATTTTCTAATCAACCAATTATCATAAAAGATTCATTCCAAATTAATGGTTCTGATATGGCTCAAATCGGTTGGGTAGAAGTTTCTACTGAAGATGGTACTGGAGGTTATTTATGGTACTTAAAATCTGAATCTGAAACAAGATTAAGATTTGATGACTACTTAGAAATGAGTATGGTAGAAGGTGAGCAAGCTGTTGGTGTTGCTGGTGCTGCTGGAGCGGATGGTTTTGTTACTGCTGCTGCTGCTGGATTAGTTCCAGGATTTAGTGCTGCTACTTTAGCACATGGTACTCAAGGTTTATTTTCTGCTATTCAAGCAAGAGGGAATGTATTTACAGGATTCTCTGCTGGAACTGGTATAAGTGATTTTGATCAAGTTCTTAAGAATTTAGATACTCAAGGCGCTATTGAAGAAAACATGCTTTTCTTAAACAGATCTCTTGATCTTGATTTTGATGATATGCTAGGACAAATTTCTGCTGGATTCTCTGGTGGTGTTGCTTATGGTTTATTTGAAAACTCTCAAGATATGGCTCTTAATTTAGGTTTCTCTGGTTTCAGAAGAGGTTCTTATGACTTCTACAAAACTAGCTGGAAATATCTAAATGATATGTCAACTAGAGGTGGTGTCGCTGTTAATAACATCGATGGTGTATTAATACCTGCTGGAACTTCAACTGTTTATGACCAATCACTTGGTACAAACATTAGAAGACCATTCTTGCACGTTAGATACAGAGCTTCACAAGGAGACGACAGACGATACAAAAACTGGATCACTGGATCTGCTGGAGGTGTTTACACTTCTCAGTTAGATGCAATGCAGGTTAACTGGTTGTCTGAAAGATGTCTTGTTACTCAAGCTGCAAATAACTTCGTGTTATTCCAAAGCTAGAATTACTTTAAAGTTTATCCCTGTCTTATCGGCAGGGATATTCTTTATTTTTATTAATTATATTATATTATATCATGTCAAAAACAAAAGAAATAGCCCCTAAATGGGAGATAAAAGATAGAACATATATCTTAACACAAAACAAATCACCCTTAACTTTTACATTAGGGTCTAAACATACATCTCGATATCCATTATTATGGTTTGATGAAGCCTCTGGAGGTCAACGAGAATTAAGATATGCCACTAATCAAAATTCACCGTTCATGGATGAACAAAAAGGTGAAGCAACATTAGGTCATATTGTATTTGAAAATGGAGTGTTAGTTGTAAACAGAACTTTACAAAACTTACAAAAACTCCTTTCATTATATCATCCAAAAAAAGAAATTATATTTACTGAATTTTCTAAAGAAACAGAAGCTGTTGATGATCTTGAAGAAATTAACTTAGAATTAGATGCTATGAATGCAGCTAAAGCTATAGAGATTGATCATGCCGAAGCAATATTAAGAGTTGAAAAAGGCAGCGAAGTAAGTAAAATGACTTCTAAAGAAATAAAAAGAGATTTACTTATAATGGCTAAAACAAATCCTAAAGCATTTATAGACATCGCTAACGATGACAACGTAGGATTAAGAAATGTAGCTATTAAAGCTAGAGAACAAGGTGTAATTAAGCTATCACAAGATCAAAGAACTTTCAATTGGGGTTCAAATGATAGAAAATTAATGACTATACCTTTTGATGAAAACCCATATTCAGCAATGGCAGCGTGGTTCAAAACTGATGAAGGTGTTGAAGTTTTCAAAACAATAGAGAAAAAGTTACAATAATATGTAACTATAATATAGTGAAGGGTCACTTCTGTGGCCCTGTCATTATTAACTAAAATATTAAAATGGCAATAAACGTAAATAACATATATCAAACCGTTTTATTAATACTGAATAAAGAACAGAGAGGTTACATGACACCTGTTGAGTTTAATAAAATAGGTACTCAAGTTCAATTAGAAATATTTGAAACATATTTTGATAGTTTAAATCAGCAAATACGTATTCCACAAACAAACACAGACTACGCAGATAGAGTAGTAAGTCTTGACGAAAAAATCTCTATATTCAAAAGGTTTGATAACACTGTTTATTCTAACGGTAGTTTTTCTATGCCTGTTTTAAGTGTTCCAGCTTCTCAAAGCTTTCAAACAACGGGTAACGCTTCTTATACATTAACAACTATTTCAGCTGAGCAATTAGCAGAGCAATCAACTGTAACTTTAAACGACACTGTAGTAACTAATTATAGTTTTACTAATAACGTTTTAACTTTTACAGCTGGTAGTGTTCCCGCTGTTTCTAAGCCAAATTTAGTTGTTTATTTTGGAACTAATTCTAATGGCGTAGGCGCAATGCCTAATAATAATGCTTTTCAAATTGGTTTATTAAATGGTGATGGTCCTTTTCCAATTGGATATTCTATATCTTCTTCAACAGCTACCAATAGTGGTAGTCCAACTGTTTCTACAGTAACAGGGCCTTATGCTGCTGCTGGTGTTAACTATAACCAAATAACTTTTAATGTAGCTCAACCAGCTTGGCAAACTCCAAGTAAAGTAGATGTTATAGGAACTGTTAAGGTTACTAGTACTGGTTCTGGTTTTTACAAATTAGGAACTGTTATTTACAGCAACAATGCTCTTGCACAACAAGAAGTTGAAAGAGTTGATAGAGGTAATTTATTTCATTTAAATTCTTCTAATTTAACTAAACCTTCAACTACATATCCAGTTTATGTATTAGAAAACAATAGAATTATTGTTTATCCACAAACCATACAAACAGGAATAAGTGCTTCATATATTAAAAAACCTAGTGATGTTATTTGGAATTTCACACTTGGAGCTAATGGGCAATACTTATATTCAGGCTCTGGTTCTACGGATTTTCAAATACATTCCACAGAGCAAACAGAACTTGTTTTAAAGATTTTATTATACGCTGGTGTTGTGGTAAAAAGTCCTGAAATAGTTCAAATAGCCGCACAACAAGTGCAACAAGAAAACATAAATCAAAAAAGATAATAAACTATGTCTATACCTAATGGTGGTTTAATCACCGAAACTAACAGACAATATTACGCTGGAGCTCAGCAGTTTTATATAGACACATCGGGTGGAGGTAAAACTTTTACTAGTACTTTCAATACTGATTTAACATTTGGAAGTTCTGATTCATTAAATAATAGTTATCTTTTAAATAATTTTAAAATATTTACAAGTCCCGACGCTTTAACATGGCTTGAGTTAACGCCAACAGCTGTTATATCTAATACAGTTGTACTAGCACCTGTAGCAGGTTTGGTTGTTGCAAATAATCAGACTATGGTTATTTTAGTTGGTGATAATAAAGTAGTTCCAGGTATGCTTATTCAAAATGCAGCAGGCACTACTACTTACGGTTCAGTTGTGTCTGTAACAAGCAATACAACTTTTGTTGTAAATATATTAGTTGCTATTCCTGCAGCAAACCCTGGTACTAGTTTAAGCTTAAAATCAACATCACCATGGGCAATGACTGGAAATGTGGTAACTATAACTTCGTTTTTGGCTTTAGGTTCGTATGTTAAAATACAGATGAACCAAAGTGCTATAGAAAATAATTATGGTGGTTATGAATATACTAGATTAGTTGATGTTATTGATAATTTCTTAATAGCATATGTTGGAGCTGGTAAGCTTTTGTCTAGTGTAAAAAGATCTGATGTTATTTTTCATGCTAAAAGAGGTTTACAAGAATTTAGTTATGATACTTTAAGAAGTATTAGGTCTCAAGAATTAACAGTGAATAGTGCTTTGAGTGTTATTATACCTCAAGATTACGTTAATTATACTAGATTATCATGGATAGACGGCATGGGTGTACAGCATACTATATTTCCTGCAAACAATTTAACAACTAATCCTTATGAAAACCCTATTCAAGATGATGTAGGCACACCTACTCAAGACAGTCAAGACTCAAATGTAACGGGTACTTCTCAAACTGAAGCTGCGTGGGCTGCTAATAATCCAAGAAGAATTAGTGGTGCTTTTTTAAATGATTTTGATAGTGCTAATTTATTGTACAATAGTTTATATGATACAGCTTTAGGCCAAAGATATGGTTTAAACCCTGAAACAAGTCAAAAAAATGGTTGGTTTACTATAAACGAAAGAGAAGGTAGATTTGCTTTTAGTAGCGATTTAGCAGGTAAACTAATAACACTACAATATGTGTCAGATGGTAATGGATACGATTTAGATATGAGAATACCTAAAATGGCTGAAGAAGCTTTATACTCTCATATGATATATGCTATTTTATCAGTTAGTAGAGGTGTTCAAGAATACGTTGTAAAAAGATTTCAAAAAGAAAGAAGTGCTAAACTAAGAAATGCTAAAATAAGATTATCAAATCTTAAATCTGATCAATTAATTCAGGTTATGAGAGGTAAATCAAAATGGCTTAAATATTAATACATGGCTGAAATTAAAAACAGTTTTCTAAGATCCAAGATGAATAAAGACTTGGATGATAGATTGATACCTAACGGTGAATATAGAGATGCGCAGAACATATCTGTAGGTAAATCTGAGGCTAATGACATAGGTGCT